CGGTCACTGTCACTGGTAGGCGTATTTCTGAGATTGATTATCTCCGGCAAATCTCGGCTGCACTTACCGGGATATGGGAACGGCTCGGGGCAGACCGCAATTGCTTCAATTTGCCTGGGGGATTTAGGCTCTCGATGGAAGCGGACGATACGGGCGCCGAACCGGACATAACCGTCAAGGCCCCTATCTCCGGACCATGCGCGGCGATAGTGAAGCATTGTCGAACTGAGTGTGCAATGCCTGAAGACCTTAGTGAGTCTGAAGTGGCTGAGTGCACAGAGTATGTCTGTCCGCTCTGGCCGTTTCGCAATGGCGGTTATGAGGAACTGCCGGGGAAGGAGTCGAGCTGATGGCAAATAGAAACTGGTATATGCACCTGATGGGCTTGGAACCGGCTTACTATGCCCCCGGCAAGCAAATCATGTGCTCAGTCATGACCCGGCCTATTATCCTGGTGCCAACCCTGAGACAGATATACCGCGAGCAACGGGCTGGCAGAAGATGGCGCAGGAAGCAAGGGTACCCCCCTCGCGGCCGAGGCGAAGAATATAGCTACCGGCGGATTCAGTTACCAAAGGAGCACGCCTGATGCCCGGTGAGCTAGTAATCCGTGCTGATATGAACAAGACCTGTATCAAGTGCGGCAAGCCAGGTGCGACACAAAAGGGTATCTGCTTGGCTTGTTTTGGCAAGGGCATCGCAGAGAAAGGACGGCGAACAATGGCAGCAGTGAAGACTGTTTTCTTGCTTGGCGATGTACACCCAAAAGTGAAGATCGACGGCGAAGGGGTTGCACATCATATGCTCTCGATCCGGTTGGATCGATCGGCCTATGCAGAGGCAGACGCGCATGCGCTAGTGGACATGCTTGGGGAGCGTGTGGTTGTAACCATTGCCCGTGAGCAGGACAAGCTTCCAGGAACCTAGAACGCGACAAGGAGAAGACGTGATGGCGGGTAACACTCCAGAGGAGAAAGTGTACACCGTGTCAATGGTAACTATTCTGACCACAACCAAACTCGATATCATCAAGGAACGCTTCGCTGATCTCGTCGAGACCTTTGAGGACAGCCCCGACCTCAATATCGAGGACGTGATCGGCAAGGGCGACATCTTGATGCAGACCACAACGGACGAGGATGCTCAAGTCCATACTCACCTGCGGATCGACCGTGAGGAACCGCCCGTGGAGGAAACGTGAAGATTTCTTGCGATCAATAGAGTAAAGGCCATAACGAAGCCCAAGGAGATATAAATGCATGCGGGTAACAGATTCGAACGCTGGTTCGTGCTCATAACGCTCTATACTGGGATCGTGCTTATCGAACGGGGAGCGCCCACATGGCACCATCTCATCGGCGCCGCCCTACTCTATATGGCGGTTGGCGTGCTGATGTATAAGGGAAAGGAATGACCCAATGCCTGAAAACGAAAAAGATCACCATGACGATCGATTTGAGTACTCCGACGAAGATGTCGCCCGGATAACCAAAACGGTCAACCACACGCACGAAAAGATCAAGGGCATCGCCAACGCATGGGTGCAGGCATGGATGGGCGACGAGGATAGCGCCGATCTGGACGAGATCATGCCGAAAATCAATCTCGCAGGCATGATGGCCACCGCCGGACTCATGCTCGCCATCTGTACATGCATCGATAGTAGCCTCGTTAAACCCCTAACCGACATACTCAATACAGTTGTCGCCGCCCGAATCAAAGCCGATTATAAACCCACGAAAGGAACGTCATGAACAATAAACCACCGGCCGATAACGCCTATGATTATCTCAATGATGTCTATGCCAACCACCCGGACCTAAAAGAAGAACTCGAACGACGCGCCAGCGCCAAAGGCCTTGAACTCGGACGTATACTCCTCAAACGTAAAGACTTGCCCCCCGATCTCTATGCCCCACTGCCGCCCAAAGATATCGTCAAGCATATAACAGTCGAACGTATGCATGAAGCGATCAATGTGCTCCTAGAAGTCGACCTGCTCTCCGACGGACAATGGACCGAAATCGAAGCGCTCCGTACAGCACATGCCGGACTCATCGTCCTGCTCACACTCGCCGAGATCGCCCAAGAAGAACAAACCAAGGAGGATAAATAATGCCCATGACCTGGAAGCAACTCGGAAACCTCAAACGAGGCGATATCGTCCGACATGATGGAAACGGCGAAACGTATGTCATTATCTGCGCCGCACCTCTCATCGCCTGCCAAACGGTCTGCATAACCAATTACCAGGAATGGAGCTGCGTTAGGGCAGAGTTTACGCTAATGAATACAAAAGCACGTGACGATTCGCCCGAAATACTCCGTAGTGCCATTGCATGCCTGAACTCAATGATCCTCTCCGGCGAACAACATACCGAGGAAAGCTGCACCCTCATGCGACGAGCGCTCGAGATAATCAATATGATGCAATGACACCACCTAACCCCCGAAACCAATAAAGGAGATACCCCACATGGCAGCGGACCGTTCCCGTAAATACAGATACCTCAAAGAGGCATTCGATGCTGATGCATTACGAACCCGTATGAACGTAAGCCCCCAAGACCTCTCTATGCGCCTCGTAAATGCCACCATCCGACATCTCGAACGCAAGATGTTCATGCCCGGCTTCGATTGGAACCCCGACTACGACCTATGCTTCAAATGCGGCCAATGGTGGCCCGTCGTACTTATGAAACGATCCACCATCATGGATCTTAAGGCCCTTGAATACCATAGCCAACGCCACCTATGTATCAGGTGCGAAAGGAAACAAACAGATGCCCGGAGAAAAGACCCCTGAACCACCACCTGACGATCAGAAGAAACCGGAACCACCTCCCGTACCGCCTGAGTCTGTCGGCATAACGCACGTACGGGCGAGGATAGCGAAGTGGCTATATCTATTTGCGCGGGTCGTGCAGATGGAGTCACGCGCGCTGTCCCCAATAGCCCCGCATACGGAGGACGCCTATAAGGGCTTCCTGGAAGACGCGCAGCGCGTGTGCGATACGATTGCCGGGAGAGCGTTCTCCCCACCTGCAGGCGCCGATAGGCTCCCGGGCTTGCCCATGAAAAAGCCAACCGAAACACCACCTGACGATCAGATAGAGGAGCCAAGCCGCCAATACCGAGCCGAGTTCGAATACCGATGCCGACGATGTAGTAAGGTCTTCGTCGCACTCGACCAAATAGTCAAAGACGAAAAAGACCTCACACCCCTTAGATTCTTGCGTAGGATCATTACCACCGAACCTGGGCGCCCAGCTATGCTCGCTATCCACTTCTGTACGCACTTAAGCCAATGTGAAGTCGGAGTCGCCGACCTCATCGGCTATGCCATCCGCGGAAGGGGCGAACGCCTAACGCCAAGAAGGAAAGGAGAAGTGAACCAAAGGACGGAATGAAGACTCTTAACCCACCAAGACCCGAGAACCTAATAGACGCGCCTAGAGTAGGCTTGAGCTAAGGGGGAAAGCCCGGGGGGGTTGCTCTCAGAACCAGACGCGGAACCTGGAGAGATAGCTTCGCCGTGGTCACCATACGCCCTGGAACCGCCTGAGACGGTCGATCGTGAGGGTGCTGGTGGTAGGACAAGGGCTATGGTGTGATCGTGGCCTGGTGGGCCTGTGAGCGTGTGGGAGGTAAGAGTGAGGGGTGAGGCCTGGGGGTATATGGTTGGCCTCATGGCTATCGCAAGCAAAGCATGTCCTAAGTGGTGGTATATCAACACGTTCACCCAACGTCCTATAACCCGTATTATGGCAACTTGCCAGGAGTCACCGATTGTCACCATTTATCACCGATAATGACCTGACGGCACTTACCGCAGCTTGGGGGTTTACTTGTTGATTGTCTGGTGTAATCACCGATAGTCACCAATAGTCTGGCATTATCTCGTACTGTCGCCGATTATCTGGTACTTTCACCATGTTTCACCAGGTTTGATGAGGATTGAAATTCGTGGTCATAGTAGCCGATGTTAGTGATTGTCTGGTACTTTCACTACCTTTCACCGATTATCTGGTGTTATCTGGTGCTTTCACCGATTATCTGGTGCTTTCACCAACTATCAGTAGGTTTGATCAGGACTGAACGTTGCCGATTGTCTGGTACTTTCACTGATTGTCAGCTATTATCTGGTGCTTTCACCAGAAGTCACCAACCATCACCAACCCTGAGAACCCGTGCCTATCGCCAACAGAGAGGTGTGAGAGCTGGAAATCGCCGTTTTTGTGTAGGAAAGTTGATAGGCCTTCCCCTACTATAATCTACAGTAGGCACAGGTGGCCCATTTTGGAGTTAGGGTACGAGACCTGGAGGAGAGCATGCCTGACAAGGACGTAACGAGTGAGGCCCGATGTGGTGATATTGATGGTGAGGTTATGGAGCTTCGGCAATGTGTCTGTGGGGCGACTTTTGATTGCTGGGATGCTATCCTGAACATCTACTGTGATCTGGCCTGGAGATGTCCCTCATGTGGTCGACGGCTGTATTTCCGCTACAAGGTAACGGTACTGGAGGTGATCGAATGACGTATATGGAGCAGGTGGTGATCGTGGCGTGTGGTCGGTTGAAGGTTTGGCGTGACAAGCCTGACATGGGGCCGGTCTGTGCGAGGGAGGCATATGTATCGACGTTGGCTCAGTTATCGATGCGGTACGCGGAGTTGTTAGGCCATCCGTGGTACATCCTGAGTGCGAAGTACGGGTTGATCGGGCCGGACTTCATAATTGAGGGGCCTTACGAGGTGACATTCATGGACGAGAGTACGAGGCCGATAGGGTCGGAGGTCTTGGCGGCTCAGGTGCGTGTATTGGGCTTCGACCGGCTGGACAGTATTATCTGCCTTGCGGGTCCGGAGTACTACCTCGTGTTGCGGATAGGGCTATCGTGGGCGGGTGTATTTGTAAAGATGGAATGTCCTATGAAGCGACTCAGGATCGGCCAGCGCAACCAATGGCTCAAGCGGCAGATTGAGAAACAACAACATCTACTTGACGGGTCGGGTGTGCTATGAGACGATTCAATAGAGAGGAGCCTAGGTGAGTGTAGTTAGTAAGTACGGAGGGAGTCAGTTATGATACTCAAGATCCGTGACGGCTGTACGTGGGTTTTCTGTGACGAAGTGGTTCGGGTCCGTGTTTATGATCCGCAGACTTATTCTTGTGAACCCGATGGAGCTGTCCATTTTGTGGAGGGCGAGAACAAGGTTCGTGAGGCTAGTTACTTCACTCGTCTTTACGGTATATTGGGAGATGGCAAGCCGCGTTCGGCTCGGGAGGTTTTCCTGAAATTTAGGGATGGCAAGGAGTCGATTCTGCTTATTGGCGGAGAGGTCTATCTGCTGAATGATGCCGGTCAGACAGTAGAGAAGTTCATAGAGATATAGGGAGACTAGGCTCCTCTCATATGATGACTTCTTTTCTACAGTATGTGCTTGACAGGCCAAGTGTGTTATGAGATCGTGGTCGTAGGGCTTCTTGGCGACGGGGGGGGTTGGTCTTCGGACCAGCCCCCTCAATTTTTTTTGTTTTGACATTTGTGCGGGTAGTAGGTATGTGTGGGGTGAGGTGATTATATGCGCGGAAAGCTTCTAAAAGATGCTGAGCGGTGGGAGCGTGAGAAGCGGATCTTGAATCTGCGATCCACTGGGTTATCGCTTGTGGAGATAGCGGACCGTGAGAACTGTGGTGTTGAAACGGTGCGTCATGCCTTGAGCCTAGTGTATAAGCGATATGTGGACTTGATGATCCTCAACGGTGCGAATGCACTTACTGAGCTCGTACTGCAGAGCGATCAGATTCTAACCTTGGCGTTGGGCGCGTTCAGTCAGGCGAAGCGGACTGTATCCGTAGCGGTTGAGGAATCAACTGGCGAACGTGTAAATATCGAGGTACCGGACTGGAACTCTAAATCGCTCTTCCTGGGCAAGGCACTTGAGGCGATCCGCCTGAAGGCGACTGTCATGGGCTTTACCCGGGCGGATGTAACGCCGATAATCAATTTCATCCAATCGCAGAACACCGAGATCACGCAGACAGTTGTGGGTAAGGACATCAAGCCGGAAGACGTGCCGGCCATCCGTAAGCATTTACGGGAAGCACGTCAACTCATGCATCGTGCTGCCGCCAGGCGTGTTGATGTTGGCGAGATGCATCGGCTCGCGGGTGTCAAGGACGTGCCTGATCGTACAGACCTTCCTGGCATCATGGTAGGCGAGGGGCAATCGGATGATAGAGCCGCCAAGTAAGACACGCCGGATCCTTTTCGCGTGTGACATGGTCTCGGCTATGGCCGGGGTACTGCTTCTCTGGAGATTGCTCTCATGAGCGAGGCGCCGAGTAAGATCGAGCACGACCCCGATATCCTGGACATGAAGGATATCGCCGCTTATGAAGCCGATGCGATCCAGATGGCACGGCTGGATCCGTCTTTCTACTGCGAGTATGTCTTCGGTTGGACAAACCAGCCATCTCATGACGAATGGCATACGCTATGCACCGACCATGACCGGCTAGTCATCTTTGCACCGGTCGAGCATGGCAAGAGCTCACAAATCTCTATGGGCCGTTTGACTTGGGAGATCGGCAAGAAGCCGAATATCCGCGCGGCCTGTATCTCCGATGCGGCAACCCAAGCCCAGAAGTTTCTGGGCGTCGTCCGGCAGACAATCCAATACAACGAACGCTATGCACGTGTGTTCCCCCATATACGGCCCGAACGTAGGCGTGGTCGTGTGCAGGGCTGGCAGGACTCCCATATCGTTGTCGAACGTGAAGATCTCAATAATAAGGACTTCACCGTACAGGCAATTGGCGTTGGCGGCCGTATCATGGGTGCGCGGCTGGACCTCATTATCCTTGACGATATACTCAACTTCATCAATACACTTACACCCACCCAGCGCAGACGAATGATCGACTGGCTGAAAACGACGATCCTCTCACGTGCAACTGCGACTGGCAATGTGTGGATTATCGGTAATGCATGGCATGAGGATGACGTTATGCACTGGGCCGCGAAGAACCCGCGTTTCCATGTCGCGTTCTATGACGCCGAAGACGACCTTTGGCCGGAACTCGTCGTGATGCCGTCCGGTGAGGTTTGCGGCTGGCCCAGGTGGCGGATCCAGGAACGTAAGGACGAAGTTGGTATCATCGAATATAACCGATCGATGCGGAATATCGCACAGCGCCAGGGTGCAACAGACGATTTCAAACGTGACGATATCGAGTACTGTGTAGAATTGGCCGAACGGCAAAACGAGCAATTCGTGAATGAATACCACCGCGATGATTTGCTTGTCTATGTCGGTGTGGATCTCGGTATCCAGAAAAAAATGGGCTCGCATATGACCGTCTTCTTTGTCGTTGGCGTTGATCCTAAAGGCATCAAGCATGTCTTGAACATCTACGCCGGCCGGCTGGGCCTTGTCGAGATCGTCAAGCAATTCGTCGCTATCCAAAAAGGCTTCCGGCCGGTTATGTTCATGGTCGAGAACAATTCCGCGCAGGACTATCTACTGCAATTCTTCCGTGGTGCCGAGGACATCTTCCGCGCTATCCTTATGAACGATCCCGAGGGGGATAAGGATCCAAAGGGCCTGCGTACGATCGCATCCCGTATTCGGCTTAAGCCGTTTACTACGGGAACCAATAAGGCCGATCCTATACTCGGTGTACGTGCAATGGCTGTTGACTTCGCTGCCCATAAGTGGCGCATCCCGCGACATCGGCAAAGTGAAGAATGGATCAAGGAGATGATCCGGTTCGATCCGAGTGAGCATACGGGCGATCGGTTGATGGCGTCCTGGTTTGCCACACATGCATGTACGAGGCGGCGGCGAGTGCATCTTAGAGCATCATCTATCGCAGTGGGAGGATAGGAGAATGAAAGCCGCAGACAAAGGCAAGCATCGGCTGAAGGGCCTGCGATCCGAATCGATCGGGATCATGCAGGGCGAGGGCGAGAAACGCATCTGGCCAATCTCACGCCAAATAAGGGATCCATTCAGCCAGAACAGGTACAAGACCTGGAACCTCGAGCCGCTGCCATTGGGTCCGAGCTCGCTTGAGCAGTTGGCTGACTTGCTTCTCGATTCGACAGACTTCGCGACGACCGTCTCGCAGATTTCTGCCGACGTCACCGGCCTGGGCTACCATTTCGTGTCCACTAATAAGGATGGTGTGGAAAACGAAAGCGATCTCAAGAAGATAAAAGCCTTCTTTGATGAATGTAACCCGGACCTCTCGTTCGATGAGATCTGCATCATGGTCAATATGGACTGGGAAGCGCTCGGTAACGGCTATATTGAGGTAACCCGGCAAGCCAACGACCCTAACAAAGTTGTCGAACGACTCGACTGGGTGCCGGCCAAAGAGGTGCGGGTGACGAAGGACGGCAAGAACGCCGTACAGATCAAGGGCGGCAAAAAGGTCTGGTACAGGTGGTTTGGCTCCGATCCCAATGCCGAAGGCTCCCGGAATCCAATGTATAAGCGGGATAGTGATACCCCGAACCCGGTGCTCAATGAACTCATATGGTTCAAGCATCCGCACCCGATATCAAGCCTGTATGGCATCCCACGAATCATACCGGCATTGGACGCGATCCGTGGCAACCAATTCCAGGCCGATCGTAACCTCTCATTCTTCCTCAATAAGGCCATGCCCGAATGGTCACTTGAGGTAAGTGGCGAGCTCGTAGGGACTGGCGATGATGCGGACGAGGCCGAACTCGAGAAGTTCAGAACCAATATACAGAACCATCTGGAATACATGATCAAGGGCCAGCATTACCGGCTGCTGTATATCGAACGGCCACCTGGTATTGAGATCACCTGGCATATGCTCTCGTCCGAGCACCGGGATCAGGACTACGGTAAGTACCGAAAGGACAACCGCGATGAGGCTGTCCGGTCATACGGTATGCAGCCAAACCGGATTGGGATTATCGAAAGTGGTAATATCGGTGCTCGGACTGGTGAGAGCCAAATCGAAATCTACAAGAACTCGATTGTCAAGCCGCGTCAGGAAAAATGGGAACGTAAGATGACACGGCTGATCCATATCGGGCTTCGGATTACTACCTACCGTATGAAGTTTGACGAGATCGATGCGCTTGATGAGGAGCGTGAGGCCAAGATACTGTCAATGATCGGCAACCTGCCCTACATGACGATAAACGACGGCCGTGCATATATGAGCACGTTCCTGAAAATTGCGCTTAAGCCATTTGACGAGCCGTGGGCCAACTACCCATTTGTGATTATCGCTACGCAGTTGGCTATGATGAATTTCGGCCTTACTGACGGGACGGATGTCAAGTCGATGCTGAAAGGTGATCTGCCCTGGTTACGTGCTCTGTTCAGTAGCGAAGGGCCAGATGATGAGACAAAAGCCATGTATGAGCGTGTCGCTGAGACACTTCGTAACCAGCAAGGAGTGAAAGGTGGCGGAAGTTACAAGGGCGCGCCTGATAGCGACTGATCCTCTCGCTCGGATATATCAGGCTGCCCTGCGTAAGGATGTTCGTAAGGCCAGAGATGCTTACCTTGCTACGCTGATTGATCATGAGCTCTTAGAGGCGATCAAACGTGACGAGGTGAGACGTGCGGGTGAAAAATCCGCCAAGACTGTCATTACTACTTCTCATGGCGTGAAGGTCACTTCAGGTCAAGAGGGGTTTGTTCGCCGTATGATCCTCGACGATTTCCGTGATACTACTGATAACCTGACTGCGGAATTGCAGCTGACAATCGATACGAACAACATCAAGGCGTATAACCTGGGCGGCCGTGCTGGGCAGTTACGGCTTGGCTACCGTGGCGTCTTCGATCTTAGAAACGCGGCCGTGCTTGACGAAATCCATGCCCGGGCATATGGCCTAAGTGAATTTTTCGCAGATGATATCGTTGATGGCATTGTTGACGAGATAGCAGTTGGCTTCTATGACAAAGGGCAGAACCCATTTGAAGTTGCACGTGCGATCAGGGGTCGCTTTAGCGAGTTCGAGATCAGCCGCAGCCAGAACATTGCCCGGACCGAAGTTAATATCATGTCGGAAACGGCAACTTTCAAGCAGTACTCCCGTGTACAGATAGAATACAAGGAATGGCTGGCATTCATTGATCGTAAGACACGTATGGATCACAGGGATGTAAGTGAAGATGCGATCCCAATGCAGGAGCCATTCATCATGCCACATACCGGGGATGCGATTATGCACCCCGGGGATGCGCGGGCGCCTGCACGACAGTTATGCCGTTGTCGTTGTACCCTACTACCGGTGTTCAAAGATGTCAAAATCGCAGAAGATAAAATCTGGACAGGTGCCTGAGAAGCGATGCCCGAAATGCGGCAAGAAACTCGGGCAATTCGCATCGCAGGGCCAAAAGGCACTGAGTGATCGGCATGCGCCGATCCGGATAAAATGCCCACGATGCAAAACTATTTCTTGACACATCCTGGGAGTCATGCTATATGCAAAGTGAATGACGCGCTCGTAATGAGGCTCTAGAAGCCCTTCATGGAGACCTATCCTGGGGGGCTTCTGCTTCCTGGAGGTAAGAGATGCCAGGCAAACCGATTATAATGGGGCCGGACGGGAGACCGATCGATCCCGCACTTGCTGCACGACTCGCTAAAAACCCGAACCTTATGGTCGGTCATATGAACGCCCCAGGTGGGAACCAACGGCCGAAAATGGAGATCGACGTTGCGGTAAGTGCTGAAAGCGTTAAGAAGACAGAAGAAGTGATCAGCCGGTTAAAGGCAGAAGCGGTTGCTCTACGAGAGATGTTTGATAATCTGCTTGAGCAGGCGGCCGAGCTTCAAATAAAGCTGGAGGCGTTGAAAAATGCCATACACACGTAAGAACCCTCCGGACTGGCTTAAGGGCATGCCGAGTGGCGCGATCGGAATAGGGATAAGCGTATTCAATTCGACCTATCGGACTCTTACAGGTGCCGAAAGTACGCGTGATGAAAAAGCGCGTATAGCAGCATGGTCTGCAATCAAACAGAAGTATTACAAAGGCGATGACGATAAGTGGCATGCCCGAGAGAAGCAAATCACCGATCCATATGAAATCCTCGAACTGATCACAACCGCCAGTGGCGATAAGGCGTCCTGGTTTGAAATCAATCTTGAGCCGAATCGGTATGTCTATACCCGCCAGGCGATGGTTACTTTCCGTGAGAGTGAAGGTGTCCGGCTTGAGTGGGGCAAGAACGATGCAACCGGTGACTGGGATCTTGTTACTGTCTGGTTCGATGATGGTATCTATACGCGGACGGCTGCCGAGAAGATAATCAAGAGCTCTGGCGATCAGATGCATGCAGATCGATACAAGCCGAAATCGATTACTGGCGCATTCAGTACGAAGACGTTTACGACCGAAGTGCTGGATGCCGAGGAGCAGACAGTCTATGGCGAACTCTATGTGCCTTGGGATACGGATACGAAAGGCCATTTCGCATCTGACTGGGATGTGGAAAGGGCACTTGAAGATTTCATGGCACGCTATGGACGTGGTGAAACAAAGGGCGTTGGGATCGAGCATAAGGTTTTCGAGGATACGGGCGATATCGTGCAGGGCTTCGTAGCGCGCGAAGGTGATAAGACATATGACCCAGGTGCGGCAGTCCTCGGAATCCGCTGTACTGATACGACCTGGCAAAAGGTGCAGGACGGCCTCCTTAATGGCCTATCATTATCTGGTAGATGGGACATGATACCTGTTGTGCCGGCCGACGAGACAAGCAAAGGTATCTGGCAACTCACCAATATCATAATAGAAGAACCGAGCTTGGTTCTTAAGGGTGCGACCCGACGAGATTTCAAGGCGTTCAAGTCGGTAGCAGTTGAGGAGGGCGGCAATGGTGACGAGTTGAATGCAGCGAGTAAGAAAAGCGCGTCAGATGTATGGTGGCTAATAAGCCATAAAGGAGGCAATGCCATGAAAGGGATGGATCTCAAGACTGCCAAGGATGCTGTCAGGAGAGTTCTCCAGGATGTGCTCGGTGACAAGACGGACCTTGAGAAGATATCGGCTGATGACTTGGGCGATCCGAAGGCAACGGCCGGTGTTATCAATGGTCTGATCGAATCGGTCAACGAACTACATGGATCGATGAAATCGATCAGCGAAAACCTGGAGACGATCAAGTCGATGGTCGCCGATGGCAAGGGTGGCAAGCAGGAGCCGGGTGCGGCTGCCGAGGAGAAGCCTAAAGGCAAGGACGAGGGCGAGGAGAAGCCCAAAGGCGAAGGCGAAGGCGAGG